CATAAGGCGCCACGGGGTAGCTGCAGCCGCCCGGGAAACTGTCCAACACATACTTCCAGCTTTGCGTAATGAAACTGCGCTTGGTCAGCGTCTCGGCGTACTGGCGCGCGGCGGTGATCAGCAGACCGATGAGCGTGTCGTCATCGGTCATGCTGGTCTCAACGCGCAGGTGCGTCTTTGCATCCGCAAGTGCCAGCGGCTCTGTGGCCGGCGGCGTGACAAGCTGGTAGCCCATGGTTGATGGATCTCAGCTCGCGGTTTTGCCGGCTGCAGCAATAGCAGCCTGCTCGTCGGCGACCCGCTGCGCCTCGGCAGCAGCAGCTTCGTCTGCCAGGCGTTGTGTCTCAGCGGCAGCAGCCTCTTCTGCCAAGCGCTGTGTTTCGGCAGCCGCTGCCTCATCCGCCAGGCGCTGCGTCTCTGCGGCGGCTACTTTGGCGGCAGCATCTTCGTCAGCGATGCGCTGCGCCTCAATTGCCGCTGCAGCAGCGGCTTCGTCCGTCTGGCGCTGGGCTTCTGCAGCCACCTCGGCAGCGGCCTCTTCCTCGGCAATGCGCTGCGCTTCGGCAGCGGCGTCAGCCAATTCGCGGGCCTGCTGTGCGGCGGCAACGGCGCGGTCAGCGGCGGCCTTGGCTTTTTGGGCGGCGCTCTCGGCCTTGGTGGGCTCGTCGGGCGCGTCGAACAAAACGGCGCGGCCCTGGGTGACGTGCGCCTGGGTTTCTTCGCTCAAAGCGTAGAACTTGCCCGTTTCGAACTGGGGCACGCTCGCACCGCTGCCAATGACGTGAAACCACGTCTCCAAAAATTTGACGACTTTCATGATGACCTTTCAGGCGCCGATGGCCATGGTGGTGACCAGCTGGGCACCCGTGCCTGTGATGGCGGTGCAGTTGGCGCGGTATTGCGAAAACGAGAATGGGTTGCGCACAATCGCCGCACTCTGCGGCGATGCGGCAAGCGAGAAGACCTGGTCCGCGCCGCAGGCAAACCAGTTGGCGCCGTCGTTACTGCCTTCGACGCGCACGGTGGCCGAGCAGTTGCCGCTGGAGCAAGTGAGCACGGCCGTCAGGGTGATGGTGATGCCCATGTCGGGCGCCTGCTTCGCGGCGCCGGGGACGGCTGTCGTGAAGGTATCGGGGGTGAGTACGCCGCGGGGCATGGTCTTTCTCCTGGTGGGGATAAAAAAGGGCGCCCGGTTTGGGGCGCCCTTGGCTCTTTGCCGACTGGATCAGCCGGCGATTTGCACCACGCCGGCCTGGTTGTAGGCCGATGCGGGCTGGAAGCGCGGCACACCGCCCATCAGCGAGGCGCTGACCAGCGAGGCGGCGGTACCCACCGTCAAGGACAGTCGCACGAAGCGGAAGCCGCCCTCGGTATCGAGGTCGGCCTCTTTCATGCTGATCATGGCTTGCTTGTTGTCACCGGAGGCCTTGACGATCTGGGTGATGGCCTTGCCGGTGATGTCCTTGGCACCCGTGCCGGCGTTGTCCGTGGCTTGCTGCAGCTTGGCGTCCACCGTGGCCGACGCGCCCAGCACACCGGTCTGGATAAGCGCCAGCAAGTTGAAAAACGTGGACTGGTCCACCCAGCCGGTGTTGACGGTACCGGCGCCCTGGGAGATCGGGTCGATGGTGGCGAGGACGGCCAGGCCCTCGCTCATCTTTTGGTTGGCTGTGAACATGAAAATTACTCCAAAAAGAAAAAGGGGATGAGAAACGCCCCGTTACCGGGGCGGACTGATCAGCGTGCAGCCAGCTGAATGAAAGGCGACAAGGTCGTAGAGCCCTTGGCCGGCGAGATCGCGGCGGCGATCTTGGGCGAGCCGTCAACGCGGAACGTCACGCGCAGGGCGGCGGCGTCAGCATCGAAGTACAGGTGCAGCGACGTTGCCGTAGCCACGCCCTCGGCCTTGGTGATGGTGCGGTAGTAGCTCAGGTCGAGCAGTTGCACGTCCGCCTGCGAGCTGAAGGCTGCAGCGTGGTGACTGATCAACACCGGGCGACCCAGCAACATGCCAAATACCGGCACCTGGCCCAGGCTGCCGACGTTGGCCATGCCACCCGGCAGGAACACCGGGATCTGGCCCAGCACCAGGGTGGCCAGCGATGGAATGACCGTCGGGTGAACCAGCCACACAGCTTTTGTGCTGTTGGGATTGGGCAACCGGCTCAGCATATTGAACAGGTTCAGCGTGCTCAACGTGTTGGTAGCCTGGCCCGTGTCTTTGGCCTGCGTCACGATGGGGCCAGTGGAAGCCAAAGCGCCCATCGGCTGGCCATTGCCGTTGCCGAACAGGATGGCTTCGTTGACTTTCCATTTGATGGAGTCGGCCAGCAGGCCCGGGATCTCGCTTTGCAGCGCGCTGGAGTCGGCCATCAGCTCGTCCGTCAGCGGGCACAGGGCCAGCAGCTTGTGTAGCCGCAGGGCCTGGGTGCCGATGACGGGCTTGGATGCCTGGCCAGCGCCGGCTTCAGCCTGCCAGTAGGCGCGCACGCCGTTGGAGCCCCAAGGTGTGGTTTCATCCTTCGGGAAGGACATGCTGTTGCCGGAAATTTCGACGTTGTCCGTCATCGGCAACAGGCCGTCCTCGCCCAGAGACAGCGTAAAAATATCCTGTGCAAACTGGGGTGGGACCGCAAATCCACCGTCGACACCGGCGGACTCGTTGGCGACCAACCCGG